ACAAAGCATATCGTGTTCTGGTGGTCTTGATACTGCTCGAGATGTACTCTCGCAAGGGCAGAACCAACCGGGTAGCGCAATTCGCCTCATAAACTACGAGCCATCGGTAAACGGTGGCTATCGTCGTATTAGCGGCTTCACAAATTCGTATGGCACAGTACCGGGTACCGGCAAGGTTCTCGGAGTGTGTGTTGCCAACGGTATTAACGACGGAATTCTCGCGTGTCGTGAACCCTCGAGTGGCACGGACTATCTCCATTACTGGGATGACGCCACAGAAGCGTGGGTAGCAGTTACCTCTGTTGGTTCTCCGAGTATGTCGGGAGTGAACAAAGTTCGCATGATTCCGTACAACTTCAGTGGTCCGAAAGTACTGCTAGTTGATGGTCAAAACCCCGCAGCCTACTACGACGGCACCACCTACGCACAGATTACGGGTGCTACAGCTCCATCTGACCCGTCTATCGGTACCGGTTACGCAAACCACATCTTCCTTGCGGGCGATTCCACCGAACCCTACAACTTGTGGTTCTCAGCTCCGTTTGCGGAGAATGACTTCACGGCTGCAAGTGGTTCGGGTGTCATCAACGTCGGTTTCGAGATCAGCCAACTCAAGGTATTCCGTAACGAACTCTACATATTCGGTACGAACAACATCAAGAAACTAACCGGTACGAGTATCGCCGATTTCACCCTCCAGTCTGTTACCGACGATTTAGGGTGTATTGCACCTGATAGCGTGATGGAAATTGGTGGTGATTTGCTATTTTTAGGTCCAGACGGGTTGCGTCCTGTGTCAGGCACCGATAAAATAGGTGATGTAAACTTAGAAACTGTATCTAAGCCAATCCAATCTACAATCCTAGATATCATCGCCAACCAAGACCTGACGAAGATTTCGAGCGTTGTAATTCGACAAAAGTCCCAGTTCCGCATCCTTTTCGAGACCGAAGAAACACTCGGTATTATAGGCGGCTTGCGACTCGGACAGGGCGGCATCAGCTTCGAGTTTGGTGAGCTACTCGGCATCGACGCAACGTGTGCCGCTTCCGGCTACATCGGAAAAGTAGAATACGTCATTCACGGCGACTCCGACGGTAAGGTCCAACGACAAGAGTTCGGTACGAGTTTTGATGGCACCGACATCTTTAGTCTGTTCCAGACCCCGTTCTTCTATTTCGGCGATCCGGAACTACGTAAATTATTCTACAAGGTGTGTACCTACCTACGCTCTGAAGGTACTAACGAAATCGTCCTTGCGGTCGTGTACGACTACGAGGATAAAAATACTTTTAGCCCCGCCAACTACACCCTGAGTAATGAGGGTGCAGCGGCTTTCTACAACGAAGCCCTATACGATTCAGCGGCTATTTATGACGGAAACCCTTCCCCGGTAATCTGTACTAACTTCTCAGGTTCCGGTCGATCAATCAGTTTCCGCTACGTAACAAACGACTCTAACGCGAGTCATAACATACAAGGTCTCTCAATCATGTTCGGCATAGGGGATCGGAGATAATATGGCAGGTTATACTAGACAATCCACCGCGGATATCATCCCTAACGAAACGGTCAAATCCGCACCGATTAACGCAGAATACAACGCAATCCGTGATGCATTCGCGGCTGTAGGCGGTCACTCCCACGACGGTTCAACCGGTGAGGGTGCCCCAATCCCGTTGATCTCAGATACCGACGGTAATAACAAAGTTGTCGTAGATACCGCAAACAACCGTGTATCTATCTACACAGAAGTATCAGGTTCGCCAGTAGAGCAAATCCGTATCCAAGACGGTGCTATCGTACCGGTAACAGACGACGATATCGATCTCGGTGCATCGGGTGCGGAGTTTAAAAACCTCTACATCGACGGTACAGCAAATATCGACGCTCTCGTATCTGCTGCAATCACTATCACATCCGCGACTATTGCTAGCGCAACCATCACGAGTGCCGACATCAACGGCGGTACCGTAGATAACACTGCGATTGGCGCGACTACCCCATCAACTATCGTCGGTACGAGCATCACTGCAAACACCGGCTTTACGGGTAATGTCACAGGCAATGTTACAGGTAACGTAACGGGCAACGTGACAGGTAACGTCGTAGGTGATGTCACTGGCGACTTAACAGGTAATGTCACAGCTTCTAGCGGTTCATCTACCTTTAATAACCTCACAGTTAACGGTACGCTCGACGTAACCGGTACCACCATCGCAAACGTAACCGACCCTGTAGATGCACAGGATGCGGCAACAAAGAACTACGTAGATACCAACGATGCGCTAAAGCTCAACCTGAGTGGCGGCACGATGTCTGGCAATATCGCGATGGGTACCAGTAAGGTTACCGGATTGGGTACCCCAACGGATAGCGCGGATGCGGCTACGAAGGGCTACGTTGATACACAGGTAACCAACCTCGTAGATTCAGCACCTGCTGCTCTCGACACCCTGAATGAGTTGGCTGCTGCACTCGATGACGATGCGAACTTCTCAACCACCATCACGAACTCTATCGCGACTAAACTACCGCTAGCCGGTGGTACGATGACCGGTGATATCACGCTCGGTTCTAACTCGATCACTTCGACGGCTAATCCGACGACTGATGATGAGTTAGCTCGTAAAGGCTACGTCGATACACAGGACGCAACCAAACTCAACTTATCCGGTGGCACCATGTCAGGTGCTATCGCAATGGGTACCAGTAAGATTACTGGCTTGGGTGATCCTACCTCAGCACAGGATGCTGCAACCAAAACCTACGTAGACACAGCAGATAACCTCAAGTTAAACCTATCCGGCGGTACCATGTCGGGTAACATCACGATGGGTTCTAACGCGGTTACGAGCACATCCAACCCAACTACGGACGATGAACTATCGCGTAAGGGCTACGTAGACTCGATTCTCGGTAGCGCAACCTCATCTGCAACCTCCGCTACTGCGGCAGCTAACTCGGCAGCGGATGCAGAGAAGCTCGCAGTTAACCCAGAAGATAGCCAGTACACCCTTTCAGACGGTACAACTACCGGTTATTCTGCCCTCCACTACGCGGCTAAAGCTGAAGATTCTGCTACCGCTGCTGCGGCATCTTACGATTCATTTGATGATCGTTACTTAGGTGCAAAGGCATCAGATCCTACTGTAGACAATGATGGTGATACGCTTCTAACGGGTGCTGCGTACTTCAATACTACTAGTAATGAAATGAAGGTGTATACTGGTAGTGGTTGGATAGATGCACTTTCGACTGTAAATGGCACAGCAGAACGATATAACTATGTTGTAGGCACATCTTCTGGTGCATACACAGGTTCTACTACAGATTTTCCTGCTACGTACGATGTAGGATTTATTGATGTGTACCTTAATGGTGTTAAGCTAGTACCTACTACTGACTTTACTGCTAATAACGGCACATCAGTAGTATTAACTACAGCAGCAAATACATCAGATAACGTAGCTATTGTTGCTTACGGAACTTTCAACTTACTCAATTTTAGTATCGGCGATGCTAGTGACGTTAGTCTTGCGGGTTCATCTACTTATACGTTTAAGCCACTTATATGGAATCAAGGTAATAATCGCTTTGGCTTTGAAACCCATATGCAGAATTATGATGATGATACTGTAGGCTTTGGTAATAATAATGATTTAGTAATCTACCATGATAGTGCTGATGTTGCTACTTACTTTTGGACTCAGAACGCTACTCCACTAACATTTAGATATGGCGCTACTGATTCTGTAACATTCGATAATAATGGTTTTAACTTTGAAGACGGCAAATGGGCTTCCTTTGGTAGTAACAATGAATTAAATATCTACCACGATAGTAGTGGTGATAGTTTTATTGCTGATAATGGAACAGGCGATTTAGTACTTTCTACAGACGGTAATAACATAACGCTGAAATCAAACAGCGGCTCTGAAACAATGGCTAATTTTAGTCAAAATGGTGCCGCAACTCTTTACTACGACAACGCAGCTAAACTCGCCACAACCTCTACAGGCGTAGACGTAACAGGTACAGTCGTTGCCAATGAGTTGAATTTGGGTGATAACGAGAAGGCTAGGTTTGGCGACAGTAATGATTTGTCAATTTATCACAGTGGTAGTGCTAGCTACATTGCCGCTGAAGGCGTAGGCAATCTTGAAATAAGGGGCACTAACTTATATTTAAAAACATCCACTGGTGCTGAAACATATCTTAGCGCATTAAATAATGGTGCGGTAAGTTTGAACTACGACAACGCAACCAAAATCGCCACAACCTCTACAGGCGTAAGTGTTACAGGTCGTGCCGTAGGTACAACCACTACTGACAACGACTTGTCATTCAATATGCAAGCGAGCAACAACTTCTCTTGCACACCAACTGGTACTGGCACACTAACCTTTACGAACATCACTAGCGGTCAATCAGGCAACATCTATCTGGATAACTCAGGTGGTCATGTTATCTCTGCTGCTGCGACTACGTTCATCTCTGCTGCTGACTTGACTAAGATTTCTACAGCAGGTAAGTACTTTGTGTCTTACTACAGTGCAGACGGTACTAACGTATTAGTATCAGCATCGAGTGCAGTAACAGCTTCAGGAGCTTAATCCATGCCGTTAATTCAGGGCAATGCTAAGAGTGCAGATGCAGGTGGCTTCTACGACACCGAGATTAGTCAGTCACTACGCTTCAACGATGACGACAGTGCTTATCTGAGTTGGACACCTGCAAGCGCAGGAAACCGTAAGACATGGACTTGGTCTGGTTGGGTTAAAGGCGGTGATTGGGGTTCACTTTATGGACTTTTTGGAGTAGGTGGTGCTTCATCAACCCCACGAGGTTATTTTTATCTTGGCAGTGATACTATTGGATTTTATTCTGATCCAACAGGATCATCAGTTACAGCAGTTGGAGATGCTCTTCCAATTAAATACAGAGATTCCGCAGCTTGGTATCATTTTGTAGTTCAATATGATACTACACAAGCAACCGCTTCTAATAGAATTAGATTTTATGTAAATGGTGAATTGCTTTCTGGTTTGATTTTTTCATATCCAACTCAAAATGAAGACGGTGTTTTTAATACAACTAATACTCATTATATTGGAGCAATTGCAAATGCAGCTTATCCGTATAACGGCTATCTAGCAGAAGTCCACTTCATTGACGGCACTGCACTAGACCCTACTTCATTCGGTGAAAATAAGTCAGGCGTATGGATACCTAAAGCCTACTCAGGTTCTTACGGCACTAACGGTTTCTACCTACCCTTCAACCATGATTATTCGGTAGAGGGTTTCTCTGCGGTTACCTATCGTGGTAATGGCGGCACTCAGTACATCGGCGGTGTTGGCTTTGAACCTGATTTGGTGTGGATTAAATCTAGATCAAACGCATTTGTTCACGCACTTTACGATTCAGTTCGTGGTGCTACTAAAAACTTAATTTCAAATAATACTGATTCTGAGTATACATATAGCGTTGGTTTAAACGCATTTAATACTGATGGATTTTCTCTCGGTGGTAATTTAAGTTGGGTTAATTTTAATAATGATGCTTTTGTTGCATGGTGTTGGGATGCAGGTACAGGCAGTCCAGTAAGCAACACAGACGGAAGCATCACATCAACCGTTAAGGCATCGACTGACTACGGTTTCTCGATTGTCAGTTATACTGGTAATGAAGTAGCA